TCGGCAATCTCTAAATCCCAATCGCCCGCCGTCTCCTCGTGCCAGCTAAGCATACCTAAATGATGGTCGGATACCGGGTAACATGCCATTAGGTCTGCGCGGGCAGTTTTTGGTCCGGCTGTTGGCTTGAGCTTTGGGAGTTTGTCCGTCATAGCCTGAAGGGCCTCGCGGATCATTTCTTCTTGGCGCTCCTGATCGCGGGTCGTCTTGACCCACTCCATTGCAACCTCGCCGTCTGGGCGGTAGAGCGTGGAACGGCCCTTGACGTTGTAGCCGTCCTCGACCCCAGAATCAAACGATCCGCGACCGGATGGCTCTGGCTTTACCCACAACGATGCGTCTGCTGTGCGACCGGCTGTGGCACATGCCGCGTCATACCAAGCGCCTGATCCGCCTATAGAGGAGCCATCCTCGATGGCTGCGGTACGAATAGCGCCGTGCAGCCCCTTGGCTAACACGCCTCGCGGCGGGTGGCCCAGTGCTAGCTTGGCTTCAACGCAGTCAATCCGCCTGTTGGCTTCATCTTCTGAAATACCGGGGTTTGGCATAATCGACCTCGCCTAGTCGTTGGTGGGGTTTGCTCGTCCTGTGCGTTTCATGTCGCCTTCCTCTCGCTTGCTACGGGGGGGTGTGCGCCGTTATGCTGTTTTCTAAGCGACGCAGTTTCAGATTTTAGGTACGCGATATCCGATTGCATCATTGCAGCCGCCATATGGTCGCGCCTCATGTTTTCTGGCGACGACATCTGCGCCAAAATGTTAATGCGCTGCTCTTGTTTTTCTGTCCGGGTATCCAACGCATCGATGCGGCGATCCAAGCCGCGCAAACGGACCTCGGTGTCCGCGAGCTGCTCGATCACGGTTGACAGTTTCTGGCGTACGATTGCCGCTGCTGAAACCACGGATACCAGCATTCCCGCCAGAGTCAGGATCATCCGTCCGTCGAGTTCCATCAGTCGCGCCGCGTCCAGCGCTTGACGGTCTCAGTCTCCCAGATGCGCAGCGTCAGCCAAATTATAGAAAGGATCGCCGCGACATCCGGGATGATGGCGAACCAAGAGCCGATTCCGCCAGCCACAGCGGCCACGTCAAATCCTGTTTTGAGTTCATCGGTCACGCCGGATCTCCAGGCTGTAAGATTTCTCCCAAGTACATCGGCCCGGTGCAGATAGCGCCTTCCGGTCTTACAAACCACACTGTCCATCTGACTTTTCCTGCAAACACAAAGAAAATCTGTCCGAGCTTGTTAACGCCAATAAATCTCAGCGTCTCATCATGCTTCGCCATCTGCTCTTGCATATCCTTGTCGTTTTTAACGCAAATAATCTGCTGCTGCGCAGCAACCGGCGTCGTAAACAGGCACGCTGCGATGACGAGGGCGGCGCGCACGTCGCCTACCCCTCATAGCTGATGTTGATCGTACCTGCGTCGAAGGTGTCAGTCGTTTTGATTTGGAGGCGATCCAACTCAGCGGACAGTGACTTTGATCCGCCCTGTATGCGTGTGACTGCGCCAGCATCGGCTAGGATGCTGCTCGACACCCACGAGTACGTTGCTGCGTTTGCCAAGTGCATTGTCATGGTCCCCGACCAAATTTCCGACGCCGCGTTGGCGTCAATCGCTAAAAAAGCCGCGGTTGTGCTTGCGGAGGCAGTGCCATAGCTGATTGAACTGAGATAGCCGCTGGTTTCAAGGCCACCGGCATCGCCGATTGTGACTAGCAATTGCGCGCTGCCGTTGGTTGACACACCTGCGAATAGTATGTTGATCCGCTTTGTCCCGGCGGGGATGCCAGTAAAATCTATCGCGCTGCCGCTGGTTGTCGCTTGGCGTGTCGCAAGCGTGATGTTGGCGGCGACACTCGCAAAAACGGGCGCAGCGCCAGCGCCTTGAGAAGTTAGGATCTGGCCGCTGCTGCCAGTTGCTACCGCCGCCGGATTTCCGGACGCATCGTACGTGATGAGGTTTCCATCGGTTCCGGGTGCCATCTTGGCGAGGGTAACTGCATCGTCCGCGATGCTGGCAGTTACGACCTCGCCCGAGGCAATGGTGCGAACGCCGCTTGTGACCTTTGTGAGTGCCATCGGAATCTCCTATGCGTTTGATGCAATTGCATTGTGAAACGGTGTCAGGTCTTCGTCCGTCCAGAAATCCCACTCAACGACGAGTTTCAAATGCTCAACGTTTCGCGCCACAATTGTTTTATCGTTTGCAAATGCGTCAGGATCAGCGGCGACCTCATTAAGCATCGTTACACTCCCCATCGCGGCTCTGTATCGACGGGCAATATCTTCTTCGGTGAGATCATCATCCATTGACTTGCTCCTTTAATGTTTCAACTTCGGCTGACAGGTCCTGAATGGCTTTGACCAAAACCGGTATCAACTTGCCGGGTGCGGCTTCGAGCTTTTCAGGGTTTTCCTTGAGCACAATATCCAGAAAATCCTCAGCACCGGCTGCGACCTGCGCTTCGTCAAGCTCCTGCGCGATAAATCCGGCCTCTTGCTGCCCGACTTTGCCGCCATCGCGCATGTCCCACGTAAACTTCACAGGGTTCAAAGTATTGATAAAGTCAAGACCAAGTAATAGCGGCACAATATCCTTTTTATCTCTGCGATCTGACAGTGCAGTGATGCTGGTTACTTGGCAGCGGAGTGCGCCGACGCTACTACTGCCCAATGTTACTTCATGGTTGACACTATTACTTGAGGGATTAGCACTAAATCCAATTATAGTGCAGCCAATATTTGTCGCCGTTGCCTTCCCGGCAGTGCTTCCCAGTATTGTGTTATGGGTGCCACTGCTCAAATTTTCACCACAGTCATTTGCGCCGATGACTATGTTATCAGACCCGCTGGTCAGAGATTTCGCTGCATCGACTGAGCCGCAGAAATTGTCGGACCCCGTGGTCAGGTCTTCAGAGGCTTTTATGCCGAGCGCGACGTTATTCAAACCGCTGGTGATCGACTTTCCGGCTTTTTGCCCTACAGCGACGTTTCCATAAGCACTGCCGTTGAGCGCTTGCAAAGTTTGCTGGCCTACGCCGGTGTTTGCGGCAGTGTTCCCGTTGCCCACGTCTGTGCCTAAATAGAGCGAATTAGTTCCGCTTGCCGCTGCATCCGACAAACCATTGATGCTTGTCGCGCCACCGCCACCGGCAGCGGCTTGGAATGTCGGAGCAGAACCAGACCCGTTCGATGTGAGGACGTGCCCGTCAGTCCCTACGGCAGTGGCGCCAATCGCACTCGTGCCATTTCCAAACAAAATTCCGTTGGCCGCAAACGTCCCAGCACCCGTTCCACCCTGAGCAACCGTCAGGTCCGTCGTTAGTCCTGTGATCGAGGTGATGTCAGAGTTCGCACCGCGCGCCGCTGCACCAAGCGCGGTTAGCGCCGCACCTGCGCTCGTGGCATTTGTGCCTCCGTTGGCGATAGGTAATGTGCCGCTCACATCTGTTGTGAGTACAATTGCACCTCGCGTAATTTCCTGCCCACTCAGCGTGAGGTAGTCCAGAGAACCGGCGAGAGTGACGTTCGTGGAATTATCCGTCCCCGCAGCATCTACTCCAATCGATGTGCGTAGTGTTGCGCCACTCTCAGCAACAGGATCACCAGAACCGTCCCCAACAATCATCTGACCGTCGGAAAGCACTGACATAGCTGTAATAGCGCCCGTTCCCGAGCCAAGCAAAATGCCGCCGTCAGTTAAAGATGTTGCGCCGATACCGCCGTTCGCCACGGGCAGCGTACCGGAAACATCCGTCGTCAAAACAATCGCACCACGCGTAATTTCCTGACCGCTGATCGTCAAATAATCGAGCGATCCAGCGAGAGTTACGTTTGTGGAGTTATCCGTGCCAGCGGCGTCAACGCCAATCGACGTGCGCAGCGTCGCACCACTTTCCGCGACCGGATCGGTAGTACCGTCACCGACAATCATTTCGCCGTTTGCGAGGACAGCCATAGCTGTAATTGCACCAGTGCCGCTTCCGAGCAATAAACCTCCGTCGGTCAGTGATGTTGCGCCACTACCGCCGTTGGCGACTGGCAATGTGCCTGAAACGTCGGTCGTCAGGACGATTGCGCCTCGTGTGATTTCTTGGCCACTGAGTGTTAGATAATCAAGCGACCCAGCAAGGGTGACCGGCGCTGCGTTGGCGTCGATGCTTTGCTTGACGCGCAGGCTGGACATGCCCTTAACATTGTCACTGCCAGCCTCGGCCTCAGCCTGAGAAGCGATTGCCGAAAACACGCCATTGGATCCGGCGGCTCCGGTCGATCCGGTAGCCCCGGTATCGCCGCGCGGGATAGCAAAATTAAATGTTGCCGAGCTGGACGAGCCTCCGTTGACGACGGTTGCGCTACTTCCAGCCGCGCCGGTTGTCACCGTGCCAACTGCAATTGTTGCCGCGTTGCCAGCTGTCCCTTGGTCGCCTTTTGGTATGGTAAAATTGAAGGTTGCAGCAGACGATGAGCCACTGTTAGCGACAGATGCGCTGGTGCCAGCGCCGCCGGTTGTCGTTGACCCAACCGCGACGGTCGCCGCCGAGCCTGTTGATCCCGTCGATCCCGTCGATCCGGTCGCACCGTTATCACCCTTCGGTATCGTAAACGACAAAACGCCACCGGACGTGATCGAAACCGCCGCACTGCTCCCCGCCGCACCGGTCGTTACTGAACCGATCGACGGGTCCACGCCAAGCGACTGCGTGGATATGTGCATAACCTCAATGTTGCCAGTGCCGGAAGGCGGGGCAGTCGAGAACGTCAGTGTCGTCCCGGAAACAGAATAAGTGTTTTTCTGCTGGTACACGCCGCTGATGTAGACGCTGGTATTGTTTTCGCTTGCCGGAGTGGCCGACAGCGTAAATGCGGTCTGCGAACCTGTGCCATTAAACAGATCAACGGATTGAGTTCCCGCGTGAGTTTCTGCCGTAGCAGCAGACGCCGCCGAAGCCGTGGCCGAGTTAGCACTAGCCGTTGCGCTGCTTGCGCTGGCTGTCGCGCTGGCCGCCGCTGCCGTCGCGCTTGCCGCAGCACCGCTAATTGCGGCTGTGGTCGGGCCAGTTTCAAAAGCCGTGGCGGCTTCATTAAACGCAAGAACCGTGCCGCCGGTAATTGCAGTGGGCAACGTAGGATCAAACGATCCTGTGTAGCCGTCAGGAAGCTGCGCCGTGCGCTCCAACGCGCGCTGCTGCTCTTGGTCAACAGCCGTAAGCCGGTCAAGCGCCTCTTCATGGCTCTCCGCCGGGAACGGATCGTTTTCAACGTAATCCGTTTCCTGCGTTTGCGTTGTGGCTCGGTTGATGACCCATTTAACCGTACTGGCCGGAGCCACTGCCGCTGTTACCGTGCCGGTCGCGCCGGAACCACCAGAAACCGTAAAGTCAGAGCCGTTTGATTTGACGGTCTCCGCTCCGGTCGCGATTACAACCTCAACGACCTCAATTTCAGCAGTCGTGCCGGTGCCGAAAAATACATAAGTCACGGCAAAAGACGTAGTTGATCCGTTCCCTGTGTAGGAAACCGTATTTGTGGTACTGGAAATCGTCATCGTGCGGTTCCTTCGTTCGCTGGCTCATTGTAGCCCGTATATGATCGAATTGCGCTGTAATATTGACGCAGTTCTTCTTGAATTTCCGGCTCTGCCGCAGAAAGGGCTGCAAGCCTACCCATATGTGCCCCCACGTCCTTGGATATTTCAGTAGCCGGTGTTGCCAGCCATTTGATGAAACCGGGGTTTGTCATAAGTTTGGCGGCACCAACTGGGGCAAGAACGCTTCCGGTGACCATTGCAGCAGCCGTGCCGAGTTCACCAGTTATTACTCGCTCCCCCGCGCCCGTCAAAGAACCCCAAAAAATCATCTGATCAATAGCGCCAGCAGTGTTGGAAAAGTTCGTATAGCGTTTGACCTCTTTGAGCGCCCCAACAACATCAACGAGATTCATCAAGTTGTTGGACACCCCTGCAAACTGAGTGCCGCCGAACAGCGCCTCCATTCCCTCGGGGCCATTCTTTTTGATTTGCGACAGGTTCCTCATAAAAATTGCAACGCTGAACTCTGCCACATCGCCCACCTGCGTCCCAGTATTTTCACGACCAAGGTTATAAAGGGCGGACCCAGCAACATCCCCCCACTCTTCTGGAGTAAAGTTATCCCGAAGACGCTGGAGTGCCTTAATGCCCTCTTTGCCAGTGCCTTTTGCGGAAGTCATAATGTATTCATAAGCCTGATTGTCGGCATCAAACTTTCTTATTTTGTCAAAAGTTTTCTGCGCTGTATCCGCAAAAATAGCGCGTTCAGTGTCGATGGCTTTTAATTTGCCGCCAAGGTCAGGCCGAACAGAATTTGCCGCTACGGATAGGTCGTCGGTTATTGCGTCATAGATTTTGCGAACCGCAGAATCATAGTCACCTTCCGTTCCAGACTTTACTGCCCCTTTCTTGATTTCTCTAAGGATAGTCCTGATGTCCCTTAATTGCTTAAACGTAAGCTCCCCGCTCTCAGCCATTATGGCGTATCGAGAGTATTTGTTTACGAGTTTAAAGATTGCACCCTCTGGAGCTACGTCAGCGGTTAGCTCCACAAAGTCTGCTATGAACGGCTCAAGAACAGAGTTCAGTGCAGTCATTTGCTCAACCGGAGCGTCTGCACCAATTTCATCAAAGACTTCAGTATATTTTTTATGAAACCCTTCTTTAACGCGCTTTTCAGCGGCCTCAACAGATGCCTTTACCGCCGCACCGGCTTCATTAGGTGTTCGCACTTGCCCCATTTTGGATGCAATACCACGCAAGGCGTCATCCAACTGAACAACAACTTTCTCAGCCTGTTTTTGCATGATGGGCGCTGCGGCCATCCTTTGCTCAAGACCAGCACCCATCCGTCCAAGCATACCTTTACGACCAATTGCAGCGCCGACCGGCTCAATCCCAAGAGATTCAAACTTTGCAATCAAATCAGAAGCCGCGTTACGGACTGTGGGCGAAACTCCCGTCAAAACACGCTTGCCGCCCTCGGCCAACATGCGCCCACCTTTTTCGCCGCCAGCAGTTAAGACAGCACGAGTTCCGCTTTCCGCAAATTCGCCAGCAATAGTTTTTGGCGCTCTTACGCGGCCACCAAAAACGCCCGCAGAGGTGTCGAATGCCCTCGCTGTAAACTCAGTGCCAGCAATTATTCCGCCATAAGTCCCCGCTCCCGGACCAGCCAATAAAGTCCCGACAAGACCACCGACCGTTCCACCAATTACTTCAAGACCTGTTTTGGCAAGACTAGCGGCGTCTCCTAAATCTAGTCCCGGCGGGTTGTATATCGTAAATTTTTTGGTATCTGGGTCAAAAAACAGGAAATTGTCTTCACCATACGGAACTGTTCCGGGGTAATAGTTGTTTAATGTAGCCAGCTTTTCGTCCGTGGTTTCTAGCTCTCCGACCATAGCCCTAACCAAACCCGGCGCGCCGCTTTCGCTGTCGATGTTTTCCCGTTCCCAAGATTTGTCCCTCTGAGCCTTTTGGGCGGCGTATGCTGGCGTGCTTTCGTGTTGGGAAATGATTTGATCAAGCTCTTCTTGAGTCACATCCGCTGGAAGACGGAAAATTTGCCCTTCATATTCAAATATCTTCACTTGCGGCACTGCGGCTGGTGCAACAGGCGTTGGTTCTACAGGCGCTGGCCCTACAGAATCGGGTTCTGTTGGCGCAGGTTCTGCAGGTGCCTGTTCAACCGGAACTTCGGCAGGCACTTCAGCAGAAGCCATTTGAACCGGCTCTACCTCTTCGGTTGGCAATGCCTGCTCTTGCTGCGGGATTAACGCAGAAAGCGCACCAGCAACCTGATCCATATCAATTTGACCGCCAAGAAGGTCTAATGTTTGAGGCTCCGCCATGTTATTTCCCGACCACTAATGTTCCGTTAGCATCTCGTTCTATAACTATGACGCTGGGTTCAACTAGCGCAGCGGCTGGTGCAGCGGGGACGGAGGCAGCAGGGTCGGCGGCGGCGGCAGGGTCGGCAGCAGCAGCAGGGTCGGCAGCGGCGACGGCAGGGTCGCCGCCGGAAGGAACTCTCGGAGTGGCTTTTACACCTTCAAAAAGAATCTGATATGTTTGTCCTCGCATACCAATTTCGTTTGGTCTGTATCCAGTGTCCTCCAAAATGTCATCTATAAAGCCCTTCGTTAGATCAAGGCCAATATCCTTGAACCCCTGAGACGCTAAGAACGCCTCTTCAACTAGGCTGTCCGCAACTGCTTCGCCTACGGCCAGAGAGTTTATATATGACCTAAATCTATTTGACGCAGAAAGCGTTGTGCCAGCTAACTTAATGTCAGAGTCTCGCACAACTGCGCCTTCATCGATCATCTTAAGATAAAAATTCAGAACACCAAGCCCAGCTGATTTGTTTCCAGCTTCCCACAGATCATATTGTGATTGCACTTTGGCCATGTTTTTGTACATATCAAGGACAGGAGAAAGCCATTTTTCAGCCTCTTTGTGCGCACCTTGAACTGAAAGTCTCCCGTCAGGAAGTCGGTCTTGGTTGTAGTCAACTACCGGAACCTCAAATTTAATATTTGGATCACCAGCCAGCGCAATTCTCTGAGCAAGGGGCATCTCTCTAAGTTCTTCTTCGCTAATGCCAAGATCGGCTGCGTTACGCGCAATTTTTTCGCCCAGCGTCGCATCAGGAGCAAGGTCTGCCCCCATGACAAAGTTCATGACCTTGCTCGGATCAACTTGAATGCCGCTTGCGACAAGACGGTTGACCGTGGCCTCACGCGCCGCCATTTCAACGCGAGATTTGTTTTCGGCCTGCGCGAAATTAGCTATCTGTCTGTTGAATTGATCTTTCTTTGACGGATCAAGATATTTTGCAAGAACCGGGTTGTCTAAAATCAAGGCCCGTGCGTCCTGCCAAGCGCCGCGATTAAGTAACCCGACAACACCTTGCTCCATAACTGCGGACCTCCCGGCGTCACGAAGGCTGCGCTCTGACGCGGGGTCTAACGCGTCTGCATATTTATTGACAATGGCGTCAACTTGGTCAAACGAACTACGCAAATTTCCGGGGTTTTGGGCGACCATCGCAGCAATAGGCGCAATTTCGTCTTGTGCATTCCCTGTTATAAATTTGCGCTGTTCAGTGTTTTGATACTGAATCATCTGGTTAGCGTATTGACCAGCACGACTCCGCAGATTTGCCTCAAGAGCCGCCCCTGCATTTGCGGTTCCGTTGAAATTCCTTACGGTCTGCATAATTCGCTGTTCCATTTCAGCGTTAAAATTACCAATCGTATTCAGCTGCGGATCAAGAATGTTACCGGCTTCAAGTGCGGAATTGTAAGACGCCAACGTATCTTGCTCGAACTGGTCGTTAGCTACCGCAGAGCTAATAATATCCTCACGGTTCCGAATGCGCGTTGCAGCCGCGTCAAGCGCCGAGGCAGCCTGCGTTATGCCCTCGCCCATGCCACTAAGCGGGCTTGTTGCCAGAGACAACGGAACGTTCCGCATCCCGGTGCTGCCGGGGACAGATGCTTTGTTTGTATATGTCGGAACCATTGCCATTCTATTGTCCTTATTTAATCTTACCGGCAAGCTGCGCCGTAGACGATGCGCCCGTCAGAAGTGATTTAGCCGCCGCGCCCGTGGCCCTTTGCTTCGCCACTGCGCCTTCAAAACCTGCCAACTGCGCGCGTTGCTGCCCTGCTCGAAAGCCCATATCGCCACCGTATCGGATTGTAAGGTTTTCAAGCTCGGCTTCTTCCGCGCTCATGTCCCGAACGTCGCCCATGTCCAGCAATTCACCGCCTGTGGAGGCCATAGAGGCCCGCTGACTGCCCGCGAACAACCTTGCCTGACGATCCTGCGCCCTAGCGTCGAACTCGGCCTTCTGACGCGCCGCAATGGCGTCGTTCTGTGCAATCTGCGCGTTGTAATTAGCAAGATTCTGAGCCGACTTGCCCTGCTGAATTGCGCCAAGCGTACTAACCGCCGTGCCAGCGCCTGACGCGATGGTTCCAATAAGCGCTATTTCTGCTCCAGTACACATATCAAACCTTCGTCGTGTTAAGTTCTGGCATAATAGCCAGAATAGTAAATGGCAGCGGCTGGTCCTGCACTAAGAAAATATATCCGTCTTTATCCCAGTTACGCGGGAATTCAACCTCTTTGTCGCCGGTAAACAGTGCCGGTGCCTCGTCCATGTCGTCGGCGCTAGACCGGAATGGAATAATATCTAGGCGATCCGCGCTGGGTCCGTGCTTCAAACCAAGTGTATCATACAGCCGATAAGTAATCCGGGATATGCGCTTCTTCTTACCCTGCGCCGTGCCGTCTTTTGCCCCCGCCTCAATCCGCATGGTTTGCAGCGTGGATGTGTACGGCAGCCCAACATGAACAATAGCGTATGATCCATTTAATGTAATTGATCCGCCGGAGACAACTCGATCTGGGTGCGCTGCACCATTTGCCAGAACTGATACGGTCTGACCCTCTAAATGGTCCAGCCCAAACACTGCCGAAACCGCGCCGCCCTCGTAGGTCAGCATAGAGTCAAGATATGTAGCGGCTCGTGTGTTTACAGAAACCTCCGGCATTCCTCGGGTCAGGAACTCAATGTAACGAACAGATTGTCCGTTTATCGTGCGCTGAACAACCGCCCAGAGATCATCGCGGCTGCCGGTTGTGTTTGGAATTACAGAAACGCTTTCAACTTTGGCATCAGCTCCGCCAACAATGTGACGGTGCCAACCTACAACGTCTTGAGCGCGTTCGTATGTCATGCCAAGCAAAACGCCGTCAGATCGAACCATCCAAACAACACTGTCTGGCTCTTGCTGATAGGCCATGTCAACAACACCGCCCTCAGTAATGTGCTCCGACAGAATAGCAAGGTCAGGCGCGGTATACGCGTCTGTTTCAAATTGATAGACGTATTCACGCAATTTGCGGTTGGCGCGCTGCAAGAATAGAACAGAGCTTCCAACCTGCGGCGGCGTTACAGCGGCGCTGCCAAACGTGGTCTGACGAACAACTCGCGTGTTGGTTGGCGATAGCGGGCTGTTCTGATCACCCTGAGAAACCACAAACTCGCCGCCAGCAGTGCCTACAGACAACACCCTACCAGCCCTCATCCAGCGGATTGTGTTTACCTGATCGGTTGCAATGGTATAGACAAATCCACTGTCGTCTAAAACCACCCCGTCTGTGTCAGTCGGGGCGTGGTTGTTGTAATCAGCCGAAACAGAGAAAAACATTGACTGCGGACGGTTTGTTGTCGCCGCGTAGACTAATCTTTGCTCAAAAAACGTCACAACAGACGGGTAGCCGGTTGTTTCGGAAAACGAGCCTAGCCGCCAGCCCGTGACGGCTGTAGTTGCGGATGCGTCTGGGCCAATAAAGTCAGCCGTAACGTGCGTTGTGTCCGCTCGTGCAGTAATTTCAAGATAGGTCTGGTCGTTTGCCGCGTCCTCAAACCTAATCAGACGCCCAATGTCCGTTGCAAGAAACCCTGCCCCGTCATTGATTCCAGTGACCGCAGAGGCCGTTACCGTAACTCCGGTCCCTGACGTAGCCGAAAGCCCGAACGTTGTCTCGGTAGCGTTCACAGGGTCGTATGGGCCATCAAGAAACTGAATGATGTCTAAGGCCCAATTTGTGTCCCCGGTTCGAGACAGCGTGCGCGGCTCGTGGTTCTGGTGCGCTATGTAGAGAACGTCAGCAGATTGCGTAACCACCAACTCAAACAGTTCTGCTTCAAGATACGGAGTTGATACCTCGTATGCTGCGCCAACATTAAATTCTGCCGCAAACACCTCATCAAACGGCCCAGACTGAATCTGACCATAGTTTTTGTAGAACCGAACGTACTGATCGCCAAATTCAATGACGTAAGCCTGAGTAGAGCTAAACTCGAACGGAATAATGCGAGTCCTTTTGCTGCTGTCTTTTACCTCTGCGGAAAAGTAGAACCCACCCCGCCGGGAGGCTGGACCGTGCTTTTGCACAATCATGTTTTCAAGCGTTTGGCAACCGTTGTTGTACTTCTGAAGGTCCACGCGGCCTTCAAGGCGGGGCGAAAGTTCGCCAGCCGTGAAATTAGTAAATATCGGCGCAGAGCGCACCATTTACGGACTCCCGTTTACGCTAACACCGGAACCGGCAGAATAACCGCTGCGGCTGTCTAGCCATGTGTCCGCAACAACCTCCAGATAACCGCTTTCCTGCGCGTCCATAGAGCGGGCATCCGCAACTTTGCGTTGGTACATTTCCATCATATTTGAATAAAGCGTGTTGCTTTCCGAAAGCGTGACTGACAATTCAGCCGCAAGCCGGGCAGACAGGGCCTCAACAAACATAGCGTCAAACAAGTTTACGTCTTCAACGCGAGCTAAATATAAAATCTTCGCAGTGCCTTCGTCCGTTAGCAGCTTGCCGCCTTCGATCTTATAAAACATATCTATATTTTCCATCTGCAAAACCCGAAGGCAATTAGACGGAACGCTGTATTGGTAAGCAAACCCAAAAGCTGGGGCGACGGAGTTCTGCGCCAACTCCACGCGGTTGACAGCAAAATTCCAAACATGGTCGCGAATGCAAGCGTCGCGAACTTGCTCATAAATAAGATTAGCGGCACGAGCCGCTTCACTGTCTTCAGTTAGTGTCAAAATGGCATTTGCACCAATCTTGACTAGAGCATTGTTTACAATCTGAACAACGGAAGTCGCCATGCTAACACCTAAGTAAAGTGTGGGGAGGCCGAAGCCTCCCCAACCTTATTACGTCGCGGAAAAGTACATATCCACAACCAACCGACCCGAACCCGGAAGGCTCGCACCAGCAATAGTAATAAAGATTTCTTCTTCTGCGGCAACTGTTGCCACTCCTGCATTGACGCCGAAAAGCGTCGGAACGCTTACAGCAGTGTGACCAGCCGCTGCTCGGTACTTACCAACAGTGCCGGTGACGCCAATAGCAATCGTGGCGGAACCGCCGAGAGTTGCACTGGCGTTGATGACACCGTAAAGGAAAGACTCGCCCTCGTGAGCTTTCGCAATAACAATGGTGTCCGAGGTCGTCTGAGTGTTAAGCGTGATGGTGGCCCGCTTTACGCGGACATTACCATCAACAATACCGCCAGACGGAAGGCTAACCGGAACATCAGCCAGCCCACTCATTTCTGCGCTATAAAGTACAGTCATTTTTCATGTCCTCCTATTCGACGCACAAGATTTCAAGGACGCGAGCTTCTTCCATGCGAGTGCCGCCAATGCTCATTGAGCAAAAGACCTGCGTTGCATAGTTTTTGTCCGCACGCTCTGAAATCTTCGTTGTCATGTCAGCACCGACACCAAGAAGCATTCCATCATTCTGGAATGCAAAGCAACGACGATGGGTCGTCCCGGCTGCAACCGGAACCAGCTTGGTGCCGTCAGTGCGCTTGCCATTTACTGAGATAAACTGAAAACCTAAAAACGAATCCAATTCACCGCGAGCAAGTGCCTTAACCGTATTGAAATCTGAACTTTTGATTTCAGTCGTGTTTAAAAGATCAGAAACCTGATCGGAAGTGCAAACAATGACTCGACCATTCTCAGGAACATCGTCACCGTCCATAGTTTCCTTAGCAGTAAGGAGTTTAGCAAGGGTAAGCCCAGTTCCGCCGTTAGCAATAGCCGTCTGCCCTGCAACAGTGGTTCCGCCAGACACGCCGGTAAAGGCATTGCCAAGAGCGGCATCAATAAGAATTTCGTCCATTGCACGACCCATAGCCATAGCCGCTGCGCGGGCATAGTCGGAAGTCGGGTCAATCAACATGCGAACCTTGTCCTCATTATCAATGAGGTCGGCCCAATCAAAATCCTCAAGCGAAACGCGACGGCGCGCATGAGGGGTGTCAACACGAGGGGTGTCGGAATGACGGGAGGTACGACGAAGTGCCGCTGTGGCTCCAATCTGCTCAAAAAAGGCATTCTTGCCAGTTACTGACTCTTCACGAACTGAACCGCGCAACTTAGACCCGTCCTGCTGGACAAGGTGCTGAACGTTGGCGCTGTACTGCTCGACGAAGGCCGTTGTCACTTGAATAGACATACGGATTTCTCCTAAAAGGTTGAAACAGTAGTTTAAGGGTTATCGTCAAGGACGGCCCAAGCTGCCTTCGTGCTTGTGCGGGTTCCAAGAGGAATTGTCCACCTATAGAAAGGCAACCCAACACTATCTTGTTTATTTAATACATGCAAACACAAAAAAACCCCGCTAAAGCGGGGCTTTTCTTAATTGTGATTTGAAAAAACCACATCCTTTTTGGGAGGTCGTCTTCGTTTGGGCTTTTCTGACTTCATCACCCAGTCATAATAAATCTGCGCGGCCCTTATTGTAACATCAGGGCTGCCCGTTTGAGCAAGCCTTAAACACTCAATTTTGATAACAGACTCGTCCATTATCACTCACCATAAGCTTGGTTAAACAGACCTTGAACTTTTTTGACCATAGAAACGTGTTCAGGGTGATGCCTGTCCATGTAAGCAGGGTGCGACATAATTGTGGAAGCCTCCGCCTTTGCCTCGTCTGGCGTCAAAGCCATCCGCGTCCCGCTTGACGGTCCAGCCAAATCATTGTCGGCCATTGTTGTCTTGGCAATGTTGGCAAACGCTTTTAGAACATCCGGGTCATTCCCTAGTCCGCTAGACTCCATCTTAGCAGCCAACTGTTCGCCGCCGTATTCCTCAAAAGCCTTGCGGGCAAACTCAATGTTTTGATCGTAAGCACGACCCCACTCCGCCTTTAGTGCGGTCTCGCCCTGCTCCATAGACTCGTCAACCATGCCCTTGTAGGCATCATGCTGAGAACCCATGCTGCCAGCCTGCCACGCAATCAGGCTTTTGACCTGATCGGCATTGAGGCCAAGTTTGTGCGCTTCCTGCTTAAACGAAGAAAGTGTTTCATCATTAAATTGCGATGCTATTTCTTCAGGCAAGCCCTCTGGAAGTGCAACTTCGTATTCTTCGGGGCTTTCTGGGCGACCAAGAAACTCGTAAACGTCGTCCCAGTCGCTGTCTGTAACCGGCTTGGCGATTTTATCCCGGCCAAGGTGCGATTGCAGATTGACGTAAGACGCTGCGAGGCTGTCTACGTCCTTGAATTTCGAGAAACTTGGATTGTCCCGAAGTTCTTCTGACAACGACGAACGCCAACTATCGTCGCTGGTCTCTGTAGTCTGTGTCGGCTCACTAACTGCTTCTGCATTATCTGCCGTTTCGGCAGGTGCGATATCGTCAGGCATTAGCCTCAATCTCCTGTGAAAGTTCTAAGAAACGTTCCGGGGTTTCATCAAGTGCCGTAAGAATCATCAATGCGACATTTCTCATGCCCTCATTGAACGCAGTGTTTTCCAACGCCTCGCCCGGAATAAACGATGGCCGGAGAACGCCGCACTCGCGGCAAATATGGGAAAGAACTCGCTTGCCCTCTTCAGATGAAAAGATAAACTTAAAGTCGTCTTTGCTAACTTTGGACAAGATTCAACCCAGCCTCTCCTGCTGTTTTGGCCACGTTCGCGCCCTTTTGCATCATATCCATGACTTGAGCGCCCTGCATCATCTGCTGCTGCGCCGCTTGGGCCTCCTGCTGCGCCTTGGCTTCTGCCAGCAACTCTTCGTCAGACTTCAACAACATCGGCGGAACACCATTGAGTTCCGCAATGTGCCGAACAGTGTCCGCGCCCTTAACAACCTGAGCAGCCTGCGGGTCCATGCCTGCGATTGGGCCAATGAACTCAAGGGTTCGCATGATTCCCTGCGTCTCGCTCTGACGCTGCGCCCGCGCAAGCGGAGACACATATTCAATCTTTAGCTCTTGCTCGGCGATAGACTCAGGCGGTTCCGGCAGACGGCCAGAGCGTGACAGAACGCCGTAAATGCGCTCAATCATCGGGCCAAGGAACTCAGACTGAAGACGCCCCAGCGTCGGCCCCAGCAGCCGCAACGTGCGCTCCGTGCGCTCAACAACTTCCGTTGCCGTCATGCGCGGTGCGCCTTGGAACTGCAACTGGTCCAGAAAAAACATGGTTCGAATGCGCTCACGCAAATCGTTCATCATGTCGTAGCTAAGTCCAATGTTTGCGCCCGTCTGCAACGGCTCAATACGCGCGCCGGACGACGCACGGTAATAATTCAAACCGCCGGGAATAGTGCGAACTGGACCCAGAACGCCATCGTCAGGAACCAACAGCGGCGGATCAACAACTTTCTGCGCCGCTTTGATAGTGGTTTTCATGATTTCTTGAAGCATCTTGATGTCAGGCAACGCCGTCATTGCCGGACTTCTTCCAAAAACCTCACCGACCGCCTTAGACCAGCGGCTCACCATATAAGGCATCTCGTCAAAGCCACCTTCGGCCAAGACGTGCTTGTCCTTTTCGTCGATATACACCGACGCAACAGGAAGCATGGTTGCAGCTTTCTTGCCTTTGTCCATGTCTTCACGGGGATACACGCAATGCAGCAACTGGACTTGCCTATCGTAATCCTTCTTCTCGTACATCTTGGCAATGCGCGGAGAAAGCGACTTCTCGCCCCACTTCTGAACAATCTGGCGAACGGTCATCTCAAAGCTGCGGAATACCGTGTCAATAATGCCGTCAGCATTTTCAGCGATAAAGATTTCTTCGATGTGAATTGCGCGGAAGCTAACGCCTTCACGATTTACAGGATCACCGATAAAAATACACGCCGTACCAATCGAGCACAGCGACAAATAATATTCATGGATATGAGACGAAAACGCTACTGACGGGGCTGCAATTTCAGACAATATGACGTTCGTCGTGTCTTCAAGCCACTGCTTGGCCTCGCTGCTGTCGGCTAGATTGCTCTGATCATCCTTGATTCGCAGGCTAAACCAGTTAGACGCCGGGTTTGTCAGCATCCCGTGCAGACCAGCGGCAAGCATCTCATTCGCATGGATGCCGGTGCTGTCGTACACATGCGTTGTTCGCTTGCCGCCTCTGGACCGCTCAGTGTTGAAATCAGCCTCATTCGGCAGAACAAGGTTTGTCAATTCCTGCCAGTTAGACTCCCACGTTCCTCGCTGGGCCTTCAATTTGCCCTTGCGTTTTACGAGATGGACGACTTGCTCCTGACTTATCATGCCAATGCCTTAAACGGTTGGAAGCGCAACAGCTTGGAGATTATAGTCAGCAATGGTCAGATTGGCCGTTGATGTTTCGTTTGTTCCGTGGATTTCAATGTAGTCATTGTTGCTCATCAACGCGCTGCCCTGCAAAGAAACTGCGCCGAGCTCTCCCGACGCGGTAATTTTGCGGGTGACTAGTGTCGGCGCAAGCAATGCCCCGGAAGAACCGCTGGTGTCGTACAGCCAAGCCTTAAAAGAAATAACCTGATTGTTAGACGCCGCTGTGCAACTGAGCGACGCCGAGAACGTGACCACCCGGTTCGGAGCGCCAATGTAGCGCAAACGCCCGGTGTTGGTGCTGTTGTTGTCAAACAGAAGTTCGTTTCCAGAAAGCGCCGTGGTCCCAGCAATCTTCACATATGTACCGGCGCCCGAAATAACTGTCTCAGTCGAGTTGCCCTGCATCGAGCATTCACCAAAGCTGGGGCGCAACGAAACAATCAAGTCCCGCACATCGTTTGCTGTGATTGCGTTAGCTGCTTGGCCGTCCTGAAATACAGCCGAAAGAAGCGAAGCTGTTGTGCGAACGGTATCAACCATTATTCACCAAGCAGCATCTTCTTGCCGCCAGCCTCTGCGTCGCCAGTGTTTAGCGAGCCGGTGAGAATCGTAGACTGTCTGCCCCGAGCGCCAGCCGCACGGCGGCGAGCGTCTTGCTCAGCCGCACGAACTTCACCGGCTGATTTTTCAGGCGGGGGCGGCGGAGGTGGGGGAGCAACTGGTGCCGCTGGCGCTGAAAATATTCCGCCCATAGCTGAAACCTTTCAAAATTAGATTTGCTTAAGTGATCTATATCACAGATGTCGGTTTTTTGTAAATGGTGTATTTTTCGGTGTATCCCAGCCGCTCGTATAGCTGCCCAGTCCTGTCAGGCGTGATGCCCGCCGACACACCCAGCAGCGGCTCTCGAACGCCCTGCGCCTCGCACCAAGCGGTGTATTTCTTCACCAGCCGCGCGCCTATCGTGCCGCCCCGTTGCTCTGGCACAACATAGATCGCAAGGTCGCCGCTGGTTAGTTCAGTGCCGAAGAAATGCGGCGCAACATAACCGCAGCAAAATCCAATGATGTCGCCATCGCGTTCAACGACCAGCGCAAGCCATGAATCAGGGTTGCCCAACATCGTCTCGCCAAGCTGCCACAACTTCTGAGGATCAAAGTCCAGATTCGCATATCTGCTTTCCTTGTGCATCTCCGCGCCCAATACGAGCAGAACCGGGATGTCCTGCGCGGTCATGGGTCGGATCATTTATTGCCTTTAGACTTCTTCTTGCCGCCCTTAGACGTGCCCATCTTCCTGTAACTTTCGGTCAACAGGGTTTTGATGTTTTTGCTCATAGCTCTACTTCCTCGCCTTGGTAGCTTTTTTAGATTCCATATCCATGATCTGATGCATAGCTTTTGACCGAGCATTCAGTTCTTCGCCGCTATTGTATACCGGCCATTGACCTGAATCTATTTCAGATTTCCAACGTTTGTATGCTTCGCCCTCAGTCATAATTTCCTTCTTTACGTTGTCGTAACCGGGAACCGAGACAAATTTACCGGCGTTTGGTTCGCCCGCTGGTATTTTTATGCCAGTGGAGTAAACCGTGACGGGACGCCCTTGGTCATCCTTGCCAACTGTGCCTTTTGCAATAGTGTCATCGTGGTATTTGACAATCCGCATTTCCTGCGGCGTTAGCCCCAACGATGATTTAACAGTAGCCACACCTGAAGGTGGCGATGGTAAGCTATTCTGTGGTTGCTGTGGTAAGCCACCCATATTATTCCCCTATCGCCACGGCTTGACGGCCCCGGTAGTCGTTGGTCTCGTAGTTCATAACATTGTAATCCATATCAGCAACCGCTTGCTGGCGGTATACCTCGCCAGTTTTGTTCACCAATTTCGGGAATAGTTCGGTAAACCCCCACACCATAGCATCAACTCTGTCGGGCGATCCATCGCCTTCGTAGCCCGCAACTGTCATCTGGCACATCTCGGATTCCAACTGCGGAAACGTGCCGACATGGTGGATGCGGCCCAGCGAATAGAGCGCGCTGATAGGCTCGGCCCTAACGTGTTTGCCCCGCGTCGCGTGGACCTCGATGATATTGATGCCGGGGCGGACGCTGTTCAGGACGTGGCGGCACATATCACCGCCCTGATTCTTCTCAATCACAATCCCGTCGGCATCGTAGCGGTCGTACAGGGCGATGGCACGCCTTGCCCATTGTTCCGGTGCGCCCCGTGTCGAGCCGTCTTCCAGCACGTAGCCATGACCGGACTGGCTGGACGCCACCGCCATGACGCCGTGGCTGTCTGAGTGCTCGTGACTAGACACCGCCGGGTCAACGGCTATCAGGATGCGTGACAGATCGTTCGGAACCTCGGTTTGACGCCCCTCGTTGATGTCTCGCATTGTCCAGATCGCGCCGACCGCTTGCGGCTCGTAGTCGCCTTCCCAGATATGGCTGTATCGGTCGGGCCGCATACGATGGTCAAGCGCCCGTTCTGCTTCAAGCGCTTTAGGAAACCACGGGTTGCTGTCGTGGTTGACCTGCACCACCGCCGCGCCTTCGGGAACGTCATCGCCGCGTAGGAACTTGTCAACCGCATCAAGACGGTTGCGCGGGTTCCAACTGAAGTACATCTGCGATCCGGGCGAGCGAATGGTCGGTCGCAGTAGCTCAAGCGACTTAGCCGACAGCGTTTGAGCCTCTTCAACCCAAGCAATGCGGAAACCTTCCAGCGATTTAATACTTTCCGCCGTGTGGTCCTGCATCCCCATAAAGATAACCACACCGCCCTGCGTTGTTTCGATCCGGTCGTGCATAACTCTGAAACGGTCGGAAACACCGAGAGCGGTGATCTTGTCGCCTATCAGCCGATATGCCGACTCACGCAAGGATTTCTGGACTTCACGGATGCAAACGGCACGGATGGTCGGGTCTTCGATCATCCTGTCCACAATGCGCTCCGCAAAATGGTGCGACTTGCCGGACCCTCGGCCACCGTGTGCGCCGAGGTAACGCAATCCCGGCTGGAACAGGGGCCGAAATGCTTTAGGCGTCGGGATCGTTAATTTTGCCATCAACAAACACTCGCTCAATTGTTTCAATCCTGCCGGTATGTTCTATCTCTTGCTTTTCCTTCCAGCCCATCTGCGTCTTGGCCCAGAAGATAGCCGCCGAAGTGTCGCCGTTCATAACCTTGTTGAACAGCGTCCCGCCAACCTTGGCGTTCGCCAGTATCTTACTCTCGCGGATTTCCTTCTTGAAATGCTTGGCAAGCGTGTCCGCATCGATGCCGTCGCGGATCACCATGGCAATCTGCTCCTGCGGTATGCCGACAGCCACCATCTGACCGACCTGTTTGCGCTCGTCGTCCGTTGGCTTGAACGGCGGACGGCCCGTTGGTTTACCCGTTGGTTTACGCGGCATCTGCTTCCAATCCCTTTTCTAATACCGAAAAAGACTTACCATTTGCCTCAAGCGTAGCATCTTTCCCGGTAAAGTCACACCACCGCTTTACGATCACGTCGCAGTATTTGGGGTCGAGTTCCATAATGTAACCAGTAATTTCATACTTCTCTGCGGCAATTAGCGTTGACCCTGATCCGCCAAACACGTCAAGGATGGCTTTAGATGACAATTTGAAGCGTTTAATGATCCACTCCATGAGACTTACGGGCTTCTGTGTCGGATGAACTCGGTTTGTCTTTTCAGACGCTTGCGTGAATTGACGAACAACGCTTCTGAAATTCCCCCACGCTAACTCGCAGTCTGTTTGGTCAGAGTCGCCGTTGTTCTTATCCCACACCAACCAACACTCGCTGTCTGGCAAAACGCTGCTGTAATAATTTGCACCCCACCATATGTGCTTTGCGTTTGGCAGCATCCCGTATATTAGCCTGAACGAGTCCTTTGCCACGTCAGAATTATCATCACCAAGAATGTCTCCGCTGTAGTTGGCTGACAATACGCCGCTCTTAGAAACGGCATTTATCCCATAAGGCGGATCAGTATGAACCAAATCAATCTGCGCCCCGTTAATTAACCGCTCCACCGCATCAATGCTGGTGCTATCTCCGCACATCAGCCGATGATCGCCCATCAGCCAAACGTCGCCCAACACCGTCACCGGGTTCTCCGGCACGTCAGGCACCGCGTCCTCATCGGTCAGCCCTTCGGTCGGATCAACCAGCATATTGGCTAGCATATCATCGCCAAACCCGATCAGGGACAGATCGAAGCCATCCGCGTCCAAGTCTTTCATTTCCACCGATAGCAAATCCATATCCCACCCGGCGTTCTGCGGTAGCTGATTATCCGCCAGCACGTAGGCTTGCTTCTGCGCCTTCGTCCAGCCGGTCGCCGTCATGGTTGGCACTTCCTCAATGCCCAGCTTCCGCGCCGCCATGACGCGGCCATGCCCCGCGATGATCTCACCATCCTCATCTACCAACACTGGGGTCGTCCATCCCCATTCTTTTATCGACGCTGCAAGCTGCGCCACCTGTTCGTCAGAATGCGTTCGTGCGTTCCTCGCGTATGGTATCAGCGCATCCACTTTGCGCCGTTTAATTTTATCTGCGGGCCAATCCATAGTTCCTGTCCTTTCAAAAAGGTATGTCACTGTCCAGCGATTGCCGTGACAGTCTAGGGCGGATGTCTTCAACGACAGCATCCGGGAAATTCTTCTTCACCACGTTCAGCAGGGTATTGGCTTCAAGAATGCGCCCCACTTCTTCCAGCGAGTAAACCGCGACACCTTCAAATTCTGGCATTGTTTTGATTGCTTTGAAAGCGTCAGCGTTAGATCGCGCAATAGCGCACTTAAAACCGTCGTCGGTCGTGTAGCTCCAAACGTCAGGCACCAGCGCCTCGTTGCCACGTTGCGTGGCCTCAGTGTCCATCGCCGCCCAGCCGCGCGCCAAAACATCGGCTCGTTTAATTACCTCCTGCGGATCGTTCAAAACAATGGCCGCGTCCAGTTTCGCCTTGGCCGATCCAAACCGTGAGGCCATCTCAGGGCTGACTAGTTCTGGCAAGCGGTCGCATCCCCATTTGGTTTCCGCGTCAGTCGCTATTCTGTCGAGTGGCATAATGGCGTGGTGGATAGCCTCAGCAACACTGTCGCCTACGCCTCCCTGATCTAGTATGCGATCGGGACGCCGCCGTTTTGTTTTCGTTGCCATTTCCATGTCCCTTTTGTTTGTTGTGTTTTGCCCAAGACACCTATGGGGCGCACATCTTTGCGCCCCCTATAGGGGTGAAGATCGGGGTATTGATTAAGTCATTGATTCTATTGCGTTATTAGGAAAGCGTGTAATCAGATACCGCGATGTTGAGAACGCGCGCAATTTCAATGGGTTATGCTCCAAATGTACCATTATACGCTCTTTTCCGTTTTGAACCCGTAACGGTCAATATGGACGATATTTCCATCCGCTATGAGGGCATTTGCGGCCTTGATTACAGCCGCAGGTTTGTGTGTTGGTAGCTGCCGTGGGAGGGCTACTTTGTAGCCTCGTGCGCCTTGTTTGCGGAACGCGTTCTTCTCGCCCCATGCAATATCGACCTCGGCCATGATGGCATGTTTGAGGGTCGTGGCGTTGATCCTGTCGAGTGCGTCTTCAGATGCCGGGATCGCCAGCACGCCATTTTCCCATATCAGTTGGATGTCGTTATTGCCGCTGATGTCGCTGTAGTTTGATTTCTTGCGGGAGAGTATGCGGATGTCGTCGCTGTCTTCCTGTCTGGCGAGGTATGCACGCGCCCTGACGCTGTTCTCCCACGCTGTTGACCCTGACATGCCCGAACCACTAGCAAGCCCTGACAGGCTCGGGTGGGCCAGCAGGATAACGGTTGCGTTGTGATTTACCACGATGCTGCCCAGATATGTCTTAATGAACGTGTTAACGGTTCGCCGCTCGTTCTCGTTGCCGCCGAACATATCTGCCGCTGTGTCGAGTATTATCAGGATTTCTCCCGCATCGCCCTTAACTTCGCGCACCTTGTCGCAGAGGTTTAGGTAAAACTCTCCGGGTTCGTCTTTCCCGGCGTTGGGCCACGTTACCAGCACGTTATCAGCGCCGACGCGGGGCCAAAGAACTAGATTGTCAGGGCCGTTGCCGAAGTCGTCTATGCCTCGTGATTCGTTGATCCGCAGCTGGCGGCGCTTCACCTCGTCGGCGTCGTCCTCGCACATAACGCTAAGAACCGGCATCTTCATGGTCTCGATGCCCAGAAACCGCTCACCCTCGGCCACTGCGTTAGCAAACTGCTGCATCAGGAGCGTCTTACCGACCCCACCAGCCCCGAACAGCATCCCCACCGTGCGTGAGGGCCACCAGCCATCCAGCACCCACTCACGGGGCGGTATAGGGCCGACAACGCTGGCGGCTGTAAAACTTCCGTCCGTTGCGTCCGTCGCTGGTGTAGTTTGAATTTCTTCTTCTGCTAGATCAGCCGGGCCGTACTTCCTATCCCAATTCGCAATGTCAAACCCCGCCTCCGCTGCAAGGTGAAACAGCGAACCCGCGCCAATTTTGCTGACGCTCCCGATTGACGCCCACAAGCGCTCGGTCTCGTCGTGTTCGTATTTGTCGGATTTCTGGCTGAACTCGTGAAACAGGGCGAGGCCGTCATCCCCAACCGCCGCCTTGAAAGCGTGGCCCAAGCGCACCCAATCGTCGTAATGAAGGCTAGGGTTTTCGAGATACGGCACCGCAGCGGCCAGCTTCGCCATGCTGGTAGCGGTGTCGCTCTCCTGAAAGTCGAAGTTGGAGCCATTATCAAACGGCAGGACGTTCGTGTGAGAACGCGCCTTTATGTCACCAAAATCCGCCAGCGCCGCGTTGCATGTCGCAATGAAACTCGTGATATCGCTGGGCGTCAGGGCGGTGAGTTCCTCTGGCCGGTAGTCCAGCAGGGAATCGTCGGGCCATGAATAGTTTTTGTGCGTGTCGGGGTGCAGCCCGGAGGCCACAAATTGCTGGCCCTCTGCGAGACACTCAACACAGGCATCGCCGTTGATTTCGAAAATGGATGTTTTAATTTTCCGCACCGGCTCGGTGCAGCGGTAGACCAGCAGCGTCTTGGGCGCGCTGCCTATTCGTTCCGGCGCGCTGCCCAGCATGTCGTCGGCCAGATTGCGAATGACGTTCGCGGCCGTGGCGCTTCTCACGTCGATGTCGATAGCGATGAGGTTGTGCTTGCCGCCCAGAACCACGCCTATGTTGGCGTCACCCCATTTATCCCAATCCAGCGCCGCGTCAGGTCGATGCTGCCAGCCGGTAAGCTGCGGAATTTTACCCCGCAGCGGCGTAACGTCGAAGCCGCGATGCGAAAGTTCTTGTCCAAATTTTGCGTATCTCATGTGACGTACCCTAATTTATCTGTTGAAAAGTGAAAGGCGGCAGCCGCTAAACTGCCGCCTTTCTTTCATCCTCTTGGACAGGGAGGGTACGAATCAACCCGCCCGTTGAGAATTAGAACTCATCGTCAGCCTCAACCGCCGCAGCTTCTTGCTCCGGCTCAGACGATGCTGTCAGGCAGTCCGGGCGGTCTGACCATTTCTTGACAGTCCACATCGGGGCCGACGTTGACCCCTTCTTGAACTTGATCTCGTCAACGTCAGTCATGGCCGCGACGACACACTCACCGGAGCCGTCGTTTTCCTTGACCTCGCGCATCAGATGCACCAGACCGGCCCACGCACCAGCGCCAGCCTGAGACCATGTTGCGGCCTGATTCTTCCCCAATCCAACGCGGACGGAAAAACCTTTTTTCCAACGCTCGCCTCCCCGGTCTTCCGGCTGGGCCGTGTTAAAGCGGGACGGACTGTCGTTCCACTGCCACTCTGGGGCCACCCCCGGCGACCCATCTGAGAAGCACCAGCCTGTCCGCAGCGTGTCGAGATCAAACGCCACGCCCTTCTTCATTTTAGCGGTGACATCAACCCGCTCGCCTTCCTCGTCCCGAATGGAGAAAGTGCGAGAACCCAGCGCGCCGTCGAGAGTCTCTCTGGCATGCCAATTCAGGAACGGCCCGATTGCGGAGTCTGAGGAGGAGTTGGAACCTTCGTCAAAGTCATATGACATTGTGTTTTCCTTGTTTTCATGTTGTGCCCATTAGCGGGCTACGCACTCTGTAACAAATCGTGTGGGATGTAAAGTCTAACTCGCCATTAT